GAAGAAGACTTACAGAAAGACATCACATCAATACTTGAGTTAGCCAAGAAACCTAGAAAAATACCATTTAGAATAAGTGGCAAAAACTTGGTTGTATTTCCCGAAGCACCACCTATGCAACAGGTAAGTGGTGAGATAAGTGTTCCTAAAACAACAGGCAGACTACCTATGTTGCCTTGTTTACATAATGCTATTATGACCGAGAATCCTTCTCACATGGCTAGAGCATATCTAGTTTCATGGTATAGAGATTTACTATCCGGTTGTAATAATGTAGAAAGTAATGAAGATAAGAACAAAATACTTGATGCTATTGTAGATGAGATAAGACACTTAGTAGAAACTAATGAAGAGATATGGTTAGATTGGGATGAGAGAGAAACTAGGAAACATGCTAGATTTACTGTGCATGGTAATTATAGTAGTCCTCATTGTAAGACTGTATTGATTCCTAATGGCTACTGTGTCGGTAAGTGTTGGAGATACCCCGAACATGCGGAGGAAGCATAATGTTAGTAATAGATAGTAGAGAAAAGAAAGGCTCTAAACTTGTAGAGTGGGTAGAGAGTGAGGCACTAAAAATGAAAGTGCCTTATGAAAAGAAGTGGATAGAGATAGGAGATTATGTTTACGATGATGTATGTTTTGAGGCTAAGTCAGCACATGATTTTTTAGCATCAGTAATGAATAAAAGATTGTGGACTCAATTAGATAACATGGATAGACACTATCAAACTAATGTGGTTATTATTTATGGTAGTATTGATGAAGGAGTTACTCAATATAAAAAATACATTAAGACAGATAAGAAATTTACTAACGCACAACACGCTAATTGGTCTAATAAACTTAGAAGTAAGTTTCTTGGGGCTATTGGTAGAATAACATTAGATACAGATGCAAAAGCGTTTTGGGTATCTAGTGAACAAGAAGCCGCTTTGATAATTGCTTCCATATGTAAGATGAAACCCATCAAGCGAGAAGTTATCAAACCGGAGATATTTAAAAGAATATCAACAGATGATTTGAGGATTGATACCCTCATAACTATAAAGGGCTTGTCAGTAGATAAAGCGAATGCGCTGATAAAGCAATACGGTTCGATTATGGAAATAGGCGAACAAACAGAAAAAGAACTTCAAGAAATGGATGGCATAGGTAAAACCTTAGCCCGAAGAATCTTGAATGTTTTGCATTCCGAAGAAAAGGTGAAAATATGAATGAAGATGAAAATATAATTGAAGAAGATTTCAACTACGAAGAATTCGAGTTGAGTAAAGAAGAAGAAGAATACCTATACGGAGTAGATGAAAATACTAAGATATTCAATCGTAATCTACCTAGTTTTATTAGGAGATTTCAAAAGAGTGCTACGGAAGTAGCATACAAGAATGACATACCTGCGGCACTAAGTTGTTTTGTTATATTAGGTCAAATAGTAAAGGACTTTGTTGAGATACCAAATGGAAAGAGTGTTGAAGACAGTAGAGTTCATTTTTGTCAAATACAAACATCCGGTTCGGGTAAGTCTACTTTGTGGGCTTTCTTGAAACCTGTAACTAGGCAACTATTCGAGAAAATAAACGAAGCCGGTAATCATGTTGATAATGAGAACACAACTTCTGATGGCAGTATAGACTATAATCAATGGAGAGAAGATGGTGAGGGTGGTGCAGTTCCTCCTTACATGCCAAAACAATTTGATTTAATGTCTACTACTGAATATACTGATGCGGCCTTAGTTGGTGGTTATGAAGAAGATTTCGTAGAGAAAGAAGATGATGACGGTAATACTACTAAAGAAATGGGTTGGGTGCGTGAAGCGGGTCTAATGGAAGGCAGTGGTTTAGCACATTGGGATGAGTTTGAGTATTCGGGTGTTTTTAAGCAAAGCCAAAATAAAGAACAGGCTATTGTTTATCTCAATACACTGATGAATACTTTGGCAGGTGAATCTTGGATTATTAGTAAGAAACTGAAAAGAGGCAAAATGATGAATTGTTATTGTGAGCGTTCTATTCTAGCCATGACTTATCCACCGGAAAAGTTAGCAAAAGTTATTGCTAACAAAGGTGTATTACAAAGAATGATTCTATTTATTTGGGATGTCCCCGAATCAGTCTTGCACAATATGAGACTTATGCAAATAGACAAAGCAGGTATTGAAGACGAGAGACAACAGCCTATTGATGAGTTTGCACAAGAATTCTTTGAAATCTATGAGTTGGTTAGAAAGAGATTCAACGAAACAGATGGAAAGAAAACTAAGACGATGAAATACACAAAAGACTTTAGAGAAGTATTGCGCTATGAATACGAAACAATGCGTAAATTCATCAGTTCTAGCGACCCCGTTGTTAGAAAGATTGCCTCTAATTTTACAACTAGACTTCTTAAGATTTTGATTAAGATGTCAGTATTGTGCGCTATCGCTGAAGCAAAGGATATTCCTAACCCTAGTAGGCGGTTTATTGTCAGTGGTAGGAATGTCGGACAGGCAGGAAATATAGTGCGACAATGTTATAACACATTGGTTTTATGGTTAGAACGAACCCTAAAGGTTAGTAGAAGGGTAGCAGGAGGAAAATCGGCCAACGAACAAATCTTTTTGGATGTCATCAACGCTATCAAGAAAGATGAAAATGGTTTCTTTAGTAAGCAAGAACTCATAAAGAGGGTAACTGATGCGTCTTCCAAAAATACTGCTTACAGATTATTTGAAAAGTTCAAAGATGAAAAAATGTTCGAGGAGAATAAAGTCGGTCGGTCCACTTACCTAAAATTGAAGGAGGAAAAGAAATGAAATACGAAAATACATATGTTGTGTTTGATGTGACAAAAGGGCCAAAAGTAATAATAGAAACATTAGATACTTATGGTGATGAAGGTTGGGAATGTTGTTCTATGCTAAGTATTGCAGGAACTAACATTGTTGCCTTTTTGAAAAGAAGAATCGGAGCAGATGAACCAACAGTAGATGAAGAAAGCGAAAAGATTAGCAAACTTTGGTCTAGTGATTAAGTATGTCAGTATTAGCGTTAGATATTGAAACAAAGAATATGTCGCATGAAATAGGCGGCTTTGGTAACACCCATATGTTTCAAGTTTCTACCGTTGCTACTTGGGATGGAAATACAGGAACAGTTTATGTAGATGAGCCTGTAGATTCATTTGCTAAATCCGGCCATGTTGTTAAAGGTCTAGGTGAATTAAAATATGATTTAGATGACCACCTATCTAAAGGTGGTAAAGTCTTAGGTCATAATATAGCAGTATTTGACCTACCTATACTTAGAGATTCTATGGATATATACTGTATTCATAAATATCTAAATGAAGAAAGTTATATTGACACTAGCAAAATCTTGCTAAAAGAACATGGTGAAAGATTCCAATTGAAGAATCTTGTAAAATGCACTATGGATGATTTCAAACTTATGGAAAGTGCTGACGCTCCTAAGTTATGGAAGATGGGTCAATATGATGAAGTAGTAGAATACTGTATGAAAGATACCCAATTAGTTTATGACCTTTGGCAGTATGGTAAAGAACATGGGATTGTTAAAGCATTCTCAATAGAGAAAGAAGAATTTGTAGATTTGGAGGTAGATTGGTAATGTCCACAGCAGAATGGATTGGCTTGTTTATCTTCTTGATAATCTTGACACTATTGTTCTTTGCCGCATTCGGTGGCACGAACATAACAGAACAAAGTGTTGATGATTATATCAAGAGGTTAATGGGTCAAACGGAAGAGAAGAAATGAGTTTGAAACAGAAGTGCGCTTATTGCGGGGATAAGACGCTAGCAAAGAGAATCTTAGGATTCTATATAGGTTCAAGTGAACAAGTGAAACTTTGGGAGTGTCGTTCCTGCGGTGGTGTATGGTCAGCAAATACGAAAATAGAGGGAGAGTAGTTTAGGCTACTCTCCTTCTAAATTTTTTTTTCAAAATTTTTTGGAAAATTTTCTAAAAAAGATAGAAAACTTTCTGGATAGGCGAAAGTTATTCGTCGTTTGAATTTAAAATAATAAAGCCCAATGGTTTATCTTCAACAAATAATGCACTAACGGTTAAATAGCCAATGGCGAAACTAAGGAGAAATAAGAGAATTAGATATGTCATATGGAATACACCAAGCCCCTATTTTATCACAGTATGAACTATACTTATTTTTCATAGCAAAAATATATCCATTGTAGGATAGTGGATTATCGCTTATCCAAGAGTCAAACCAACCAATATCCCAATGTGAACCTGCCGGAACATTCCAAGTTTCTATATCTTCTTTAATCAAAGTAAATCTACTGTCTCTAGCACAATAAGGCCAAACCATATCTATTACTTCTTGTGAATTTTCTATGATAGTAACTGAATTAAAGTTATGATTATCAATTAATTCTTTATTTAGAAAACCTATTCCTAAACCCGCTACTAATATATCTCCTGTAGCATTATCCCATAGCCATTGATGTTGATAATATTCTGTCGCAGAATCTTTCATGATAGAACCTATGCTTTTTTTAATTAGTGAAAGTTCTCCATTATCCATTTCTATTTTCCAATCCATTGTTTCATTTTCGGGTATATTTATTCCTAACAATTTAATCACCTAACTTAATGTTAATCTATATTCTGCCATTGTCGTTTCTGTGACACCACCAACTTGTGCTTCAAATTCATAAATAATCCTCATAAATTCGCCCGTATTTGCATTAACAGTTCCGCCACCTCTACCTGCCATATTTAGCATAACAATTTCGCTAAATGTCACCCCTTGCGGTTGTTGCATGTTACCACTTGTTAGAGTTCCATGCGCCCCAAGTCCACCAGTAGTTCCGAATGAAGTTGGAAAAAAACTAAGAAGATTTCCATTGGTAAAATCCGTCGAATCCTGCAAAGGCCAATTATTGCCTGTATAACCCTGATTAAAAGGGGCAGCCGCAGGGTTGCCTCCCCATTTTACATTCACATTAGTTATATTAGATTGAACAGCCAATATCCTATAATCTAGATTACTAGGCGTTCCGTTTGGACTCATTAAAAAGAAACCTATAGCCGGAAATAAGGTATCGCATGGGTTTCCTCCGGTAAATCCACTATTCATGATAGAATTAAATGAAGTTGCAGATATTGTAGTTTCTACGCTCACAGCAAAGGGCTGACCAATTAGAGTTAGATTTGTTGCTGTTATACTCGCACTATTTGTGGCAGTCCCACTAAGAGCCGGTATTATAGTTGGATTAAAACCATTAAGAAGGAATTGGATAAAATTAGTCGCATACATTTCTATAATTATTCCTACTGAACCTCCGTTAGACTCCGCAGTATATATTTGGCTAGGCGGTGTTATTCCCACAGGAGGAGAACCACCACCACCACCGCCTCCACCGCCTCCGGCATTAGCCTCATCTTCGGCACAAGAACCTGCAATAGCATTATACAAAGTAATCAAACTCCTAATGCAATCCATTTATTACTACCAATGCAAATACAAGTCACACCATTATGAGTAGTAACTGTAGCATCGGAGGCCGCATTATTAATAGTGCTACCATTTCTAAAAACAGTAATACTAGCACCTGCTGTATTCACATTTAAAATTGTATAATGTTCTCCTACAGCCGGATTAGCAGGTAAAGTTACATTTGCTCCACAAAGTAAATACGCTCCTGCGTGGGTTGCTTCTGTTAAAGTAGTAAGGCTTGCTATACTAACAGTAGGTAATCTAGGAGTTCTAAATGTTCCTCCGGTAGCAACTTCTAATGGTAAATTATTTTGTATAGTTATTCCGTCACTGCTTATTTCCATCGCTGTTGTTTTAGTTCCTGCTTTAGCGACCGCTATTGATAAACTACCATTGTGCGCCCCATTATTGGCATTTTTAATATCAGCCTCAATTGATGCATATTCTGAATTTTGACCAAAATTACTTACCGCATCTCTACCCTGAAATGAAATCGTTCCTAATCCATCATTGTCAGCACCAATACCGCCAGCACCACTACCACCACTTCTTCTTAAAACCATATTAGGGCCATGGTCTGCACTGTTGGTAAATGAATCAATTACAACTAATTCTCCTGTAAAATCTTTTTGAACATGAAGTGGTGCAGTAGGGGGAAATGGGCCAATTCCTACCCCTTCTACGGCTCCTCCTGTGGAACTTATTGTCATTTGCGTAATAGAATTACCACCGACATTGGTTTGGAACTTTATCGGGTTGTTTTGTTTAGTGTTTTTTATAGTTACTCCTGCGTTTGTATTTGTTATATCCAATACAGCATGAGAAGAATGTGTTCCGGAAACTTCAAACTTGCCGACTTTTACTCTATTATCGCTACCATCTATCGTCATAGCATCTACAGGAGTTCCCCCTTCATTGACATTAAATTTTATATCTTTATCTGATACTGTATTTTTTATGGTAATATCATCACTAGATTCTGTTATCGTAAGTTCAGCCGCACTACCTAGACTCAGTGATTTGACCTTTGTATCTCCTGTTCCATCAACAGAAAATACCTCCGTTAATGTATCAGTTAAATCCCCATCAGCATCATCATCAGTTACTATCTCAAACCTCTCATCTGCCGTATTATCACCTAATACAAATCTAACATCTGCATCTGCTATTTTATTATGAAAAGTGGTTCTTGTTGCATTTCCTTCTACTGACATGGCTTCGGTATATCCCGAATCGTCATATCCAACACTTAGGGAGTTGCTTGTTTTAAAATTAGTTAAGTATTGTATTTTTAGATTCTGCCCCGTTTCAAAAGCAATTACGGCAATAATAGTATCTCCATCTTGATAAGTGGCTACCTTGTTAGCAGCACTAGGGTTTCTATGCTGTAATACATTACTAGAATCAACAACTAATAAGTGATATCCTATCGAATAAGTTCCCGGTATAACTGCCCCGTTTCCTCCTCCACCGTTAAATGTTCTACCCGCTACTGCTTGTAAGGCATTATCTTTGAATATATTTCCACTTGCTACAACAAAGGTGTTGCCGGTTATACTTGTGATATTAAATCCATTTATTGGGTATTTTCCCGTATTGGCAGAACTTAAGGCTTTGATTAAACCAGTGTGGGGAAAATCTACACTATCTTCTATTTCTAAAGGATTGCTTAGGGTTGTTAATTGTGCAAATCTATTTGGATTATTCATATTATTCTACCTCCATAATCAAAAATATCTCTAATGTTTGTGATGCTGTAAACGGGCCGACTCCATTAAAATTTACCCTTGCTAGTAAGTTGTTGTTGGAGTCAAATATTCCAGCCTCTCTAATAACCTTACCTGTTATGTTGCTTCCTGCTACCGATAATTTGACTTCAAAGGTATTGCTAGAAGTTGCTGTTGCGCTAACTGTAGCAGATGCTAAATCTATATCTAGCGTAGTTGCTAAAGGGGAGGTATTGTTTCCTCCTGTTCCTATCTTTCCACTTCCCGCAGAAAGGTTCACATTACTTAGGGTAGTTCCGCCCGATATTAATTTTACAAAATAGTCTGACATCAATTCTTTTGCTTTATCTGTTATCAAAATTCTTCCTCCAACAAGTCGGTTATTACAATAGACCCGAATCCAAATGGCGTAGTGTTAGTATTTAGTGTTAGTCCAAGGAATCCTAGAGTGTTTGTCGCTCCTGTATTTTCTCTAGTTCTTATCAATAGTTTAGACATCTTAACATCTAAATCTTCAATAAAATTAAATGATTCTTCTTGAACATTAAATGATTTATTTCTAATTTGAGAACTATTTCTTTTGCTGCTAATTAACAATTCAGCAAGTCTGTCTTCTAAATTAATAGAGTATTTTCCTAAAGTAAGAGTAATAAAGCCCTGCATTTCGTGTAAAATCTCTAAAACAATATATTGATTCATAGGTATATTTTCTTTACTTATTTCCATAGAAATGATATCTCCTGCATTAATCAGGGTTAAATTTGTATGGTTTACCTTTACCTTTATTTTTTCATTTAATCTAGAATGTAATAGTAGTAGTTCTGTGGCTCTTTTATCTACCTGCTCTTGAGTTGTCAATAACGGCTCAAATGTTTCTAATGTTTTTCTACCGACATCATTTACACTTTTTATGTCCTTTCTATTAGATTTATGAGAAGAACCATAAACGATTATTTCATTATAAAACTCGAATATTGTTGTCATCTTTTCGTATTCTAATATTTTAACAGAATCTTCAGAAATATTATCTGAGATAACTATATTGGTGAATATCTGTGAATCATTGTCGGGGAATATCTTGAATTTTTCATCTTCTCTCTTAATAGAAAGGTCTTTCTTTTCTAGAATATTGTTAATCGCTGCAAATAAATCTACTCCTTTAAAATCGGGAGAATAATATAATGGGTATGTCCTATCTGTAGATTCAAATTCAATATCTTCATTTTCTAATAAATCATTAATTATGTCTTCTGATTCTCTAGTAATTGTTACTTGAGAACCAATACAAGCCCTATTCGGCTCTATATTTAATTCCTCACGGGATTCTATAGTAAATGTTTCAGAAATAGAAACGACTCCTTTTTGTTTTTTTATTGTCTCAAATTTAACTTCCGCATTATTATATTGGCCACTAGCAATATTAAACTTAGAGAGATATCTAGTATCTCCGTCACTGATATTCATTAAGTATTCATTTTCCGGCAAAACTTCTAGTGCCTGTGTCGGGCTTCTCAAAACAACTTGATTACCACTATGTTGCCTATCAGTATCCACTAAAACATACATGGATAAAAAAGCCTCATTTTTTCCTAAACTTGGTATTCTAGGCACTTCGCTGTTTGGAACACCCGTTCTTGCTGCTTCTACTCCATCATTGATAAAAATATCTCCTGTTCCTATAAAATCAGGAATACTGTCATAACATCTGTTTTCGTTTGCTACCTTAGTATATCTACTGCTCATTTCATATAGTTTTATTTCCTTTGGTGAGAAGTCATGAAAACATACTTGATTAGGCTGAAATATTCTATAATTTCCTTGTTGGGCAGTAGTTGTCCCTGTTCCTATATTAGTAAGTTGAGTATCTACTATTAAATGATGCTCTTTTGTATTGGTTCCTACTTTATGAGAAACAACATAAGATATTAAATTTGATACAGAATTATTTATGGTTCTATTAGCAACATGGCTATTTAATACATCTGGATAATTAGCAACGCCAGCATATTTAATAGTTGATTCGCCATTATCTGTTTTAGTTGCCTCTTCGTGAACTAAATAACATCCGGTTAAATCAATATATCTAAGCCAATCGCCAGCGTTTGTAGGGTCTAATGTATATTGGAATAAATTACCATTTACAGAAGGTATTGTAAAAGAAGAAGTTGTTCCATTAGGAATGCGTAGTCTAGGCTTAAAACCCAAGTGCGCTCCTGTAACATCACCGTTTGTGTTTTCCCTACCTATATTGGCTCTACTACCCGATAGGCTTTCAGAATCGGTCATTGAAGCGAATGGTCTTATAGGGCTATGGTCAAATGTTCCTGTTCCTACTCCTTTGCAGTATAGTGAAACTAAACTTACATTATCAAATTCCTTTGGCCCCGAAGTAGGATTAAAACTTCCATTATGTTTAGTATCAAAGGTAGTGCTTGATAAAATAGCAGGTGAATTTGCTCCTTTTGCTAAAGATAATCCAGTGGTGGCTCCACCAACAGTCCATCCTCCCAAATTAACCCCTACTGTGTCTTTTAAATGAGTCCCTTCTCCATGTGAAGCAATAGGAAGAGTAGGAGAATATTTTACAGTCCCAAACCAATTGTTAGGATTAGTTCCTATATTAAAGTGAGTGGGTAGCATAAACATAGCGTGTCTATCGCTTACATCGGGTATCATCCCTTGGCCATTTACGCCATTCGCAAATTTTTCATACCAAGCAGCATTTATTTTTGAACCTGTTCCATCAAATCCAAACTTATTACTGTCAGAAGGAGCAGAACCTCCTTTTGGTGTTAAATTGCTTTTATTTACAGCATAATATTTTTGAGGGTGATATGGTTCATTTACCTGAAGAATATCTTTTCCTCCCCATCCTTCCATTTTAGCAGTTTTTAGAGTTGCTTTGTATAATAATGTTCCATGTGCAGGATAGTCTTTACCATTAGTATACGCTACAGGATGCTCTAAATCTATAATTGGATAACTACCATTACTTCCGACAAACTTTCCTAATAGGTTAAAGTTCTCGTCAAAAATAAAATCATTCGTGTTAAGATTAACATTTCCTGATACCTGTATTCTATTGGGCTGTGCATTACTTGGAAGTCCACTGCTATTTCGGTCAATAGTTGCAGGATTGCCTCCGGTCGTAAGTCCTGTAAAGTTACTAAAACCATAGACATGACCAATCGCATCATAGTCTCTAGTGACCGGAATAACATCTTTTTCTGGATTAAAGATAGTATAATGAGAATCAAAACATAATTCTGTAAGTCTCATAATTCCACATCTCTTAAGAGTAGATATATCTAAATCAGAATTGATTGTTAATTTTTGAAAGTTTTTATCTTCTAATAATAATTGTCCTCCATCACTAAGATATGTTTGTTCTAATTTAGTTCCTTCACTTACTCTTTTATTGTCTATAAATAATATATTGTAATCCTTTAATACTCTATTTTGTTTCATTAGACTATCTGCTCTTAATGAAGAATAAGGATTAATGTCACTATTAACATATAAAAATAATCTAGCATAAGAATAATCTACATTTCTAAAAGCATAAGTGATTGGAGCCAAATTCCTAAAAAGAAAATTTTTAGGATATCTATTTCCAGACCTACCTGAATGTGTAGCCACAGTCATTTTGCTTCTTCCAGTTAGATATTCCCCATAAGGTCTATTAAATCCTCTAGAATCAAGGTCTATTTCTTTATCTTCAGAATTAGTATTAATTAAATCTACATTATGAACTGATTTTTCTGCAATATTAGGTTTTATCTTATACGCATTAGCCATATAATTTAATTCTGAAACAGTGTCATATTGGTTAATAGTTCTTGTTAGTTCTTCATTACTAACACCAAATGTTGTTGATTGAAGTATTCTCGATACATAATTGAAAGAACCAATTCCTAAAGAATTTATCTTGTATAAATATTGACCATATTTATTCGCAATATCTCTAACAGACATATTTCCGTTTTGTCCGCCCTTTATGTAATTTAAAAGATGTAGTCCTGAAGTAGACGACATGGGATGAATCAGTGATAGTATCTTTCCTCCCCAAAGATGAGAACCGTTAGTAAAAAATAAAGAATGTTGTGTTTTAGTCATGGTGAATAATTTATTTGTTCCTCCTGCTACAAGTCCCGTAACTTTTCTATCTAAGAAAAGCAGTAAGTGTTCTTTATCCACTGATGGGGGATTTGTTTGAAAGGAATTTGGACTAAAAAGGCTTTCATTTTGGGTAGCAGTTAGATATCCTTGGAAAATTTTCCCACCGGAATTAGTTTCTGTAAAAAGAGGTGTTCCGGGTTCCAAAGAAAAAGCAGATGCGGCTTTGGTAATTATAACATTACCATAGGGAATAGAAAGAATACCGCTTGTTATTAAATCAGTATGGCCGTTGTTGCTGGTTAGTTCTATATCTCCTATCTCTACAAAAGTATTGTTCGTTCCTACGGAATGGTTTTGTTCTTTTCTTCCTAATGTTACTGGTATGTAGGGTGCTAGTTGTATAGATGTAACATTTTCTTTTTTACTAATATTACATACTTCAAAATCTATTAAGGTATTTATTGTGTCAAAATTAGATAGAGTATTTTCTTGTTCATCTTTCAGTTGGGTTTGGAAAGAAAAATCCTCCCCTACTGAATTTGGATGAAAAATATCGTAACCAATTGCCTTTGGGTTAGTATTTTGGGAAGTATTTGGTAGTGAAGAAACTTCTGAGCCATTAGCACCAATGGTGAATCCACTATTGAATATTATTCCTTTACCTGCAAGACCTTCCAATGATGTTGGTTTCAAACTAGCAGTATAATTACTACTAAGTGCTTTGCTAAATATGTAATTTTTAGTCAGTTCTACATATAAATTTTCAGAATTACCTGTTGATTCAGCAGGACTTATGTTTACTATTACATTATTGCTACCATCAAGGGAAAAACCACTTATAGTTCCAACAATAGTAGTGCCACTAAAAAGTCTCTTTCCTGTCATATTAGCGATATAATTACTTGCTCCTCCCGTCATGTCCGGAGCCGGAACTCCCAAATTGATTGAAGTATTTCCAAAAGCCCATGTTACTGATAAAGAGCCTGTGGAAATAGGAGTAAGGCGATTATAAGGAGATTTAGATGAATAAATTATATCTTCACTCAAAGCGTAGTTTTTATTGATTATTGGTGATAATAACTTATTAAATTCATCTCTTGCTCTTATAGACATAAATGTTTGACCGTTTTCTTTGTAGTTATCAATTTCTTCTATCTCTCCAATAAACCTAACAATTTCAATACTATAAGAACCGTCAATATATTTTATAACATTACTATCATATCCTTCTTTATTAAAACTAACCGTTACTAATTTTTTAATCGGGTCTATAGCGGTAATATCTGCATCTAATAAAAGAAAGGCATTACCATTAAATCTTAATTTCATCCTTTTCTCTCTATTATTTACTAATTTAAAATCCGTAATTAAATTGCCTTTAGTAGAAGAGAAAGCCCTACGATATATTTTATCAGTAGAACTAAAGGTAGGACTAATAGCAGAAGCATAAATTCCTTCTCCTGAAGGTCTAACAAATAAATTATTACCCGAAGTATCTGTGCTTCGTAAAACAATCGCAGTATTAGATATAGTCTCAATTATGTAAAAATTATCATTTATTTTTATTTGGTCATTCGCTACGAAATAATCATCTGCTCCTGCTATAACTAATGTAAAATTATTACTTACAACACTATGAGAAGTAATGGTAAGAGGAAGTTCTTTCATTTCATCTAGTTCTGCTGTAAAAACTCTATGTCTAATTTCTTTTCTAACATGAGACTTTACTTTTTTAGATATAATTTTGTGACTATCGGCTATTAGAGTTTCACTTATTCCACTTCTTCCGCCTATTGCTGATGATGTTGAAGAATTGATAACATTGTATAATAGATTATTTTTTTGTGGTGAAAAACCATAAGAAAGATAGCGGTAAGGCCCATTATTATCTTTGATGTATGAACTTCCATTTTTTGCTCTATCATCAGCATCTCTTCTAGCATGTGCTAAGTATAGAGAATAGTCTGCCCTATCTTCTGTATAAGTAAAGCCCTCGTTGCTTGTAGAAGAATCTTCATCATTATTTTTTAAGACATCTGTTAGAGTAACCTTCATGCTAAATTTGCTTTGGTCTATCAAAGCCTTTCCAAAAGAATCAGTGGTTAAAAATGCCCTTCTTGATGTTGCTACATTAAAAGTAATAGTAGCGGTTTGAGAGTAACTTTGTCTTAAGAAATATTTTGTTTCATGGTCTAGTTCATTCTTTTTATCTAACTTTTCGTTAAAGAAATAAAATTGAGGTCTAGATAAAAATAATGTATCTTGTGTTATAACTTCTCTTTTTAATCCAAAAGAGCATGCGATGATAGATGATGTCTTTACTGGCCCTTTAAATATTCTAAAACTAGAACCACTCGCTATTTCTTCACCTAGTCTTGGCTCAAACTCAAATGAGTCTCCTAATACATCATCTTTAGTAATTTGAGTAATTCTAGCAAAATGATGTCTTAGGTGGTCTTCTGAATGAATTAATACAAAATAGTCTCTAGTATCAAAGTCTGTAGGATTAACTAGAATTCCCGTTGTATTTTGTTCTTCATAACAACTTATCTTATATCCTTCTGTATTTGCTAAATTAGTATATGCTGCTACTGCACCCCCAAAATATTCTACATTTTCATTTGTGGTTCCTTCTGGATATACCATAGTAAAGATTCTATCTCCAACAAGAGTTCCAGTGTTATTGAATATCTTGGGATTAGTTGGAACATTATTAGAAACTTGAAGATGAAGAACAGAAAGATTGTTGCTTCCAACATTTGGAATTCCTATAGCAGTAGCCATTACTCATCCACCTCCTCAAATCTAAGATAAAGCATTGTGCTATCTAGGTTTGGTAATAAATTGGTTAAACCGTTTATTTTATTTTTATAGGTATTTGATATTGCTAACTCATGAAGTTCCCCCATAAACTGTTTATTTGTTGTTGCTGAATTAGCCCCATAAGAACCAGTTCCGTTAGAACCAATAAAACAATCTGTTGAGGAAAAAGAAAATCTATCAGACGAAGCGGCAACAGTTAATTCCTGTCTTTTGATATTTAGACCATTAATATATAATTCAAGAACATGCTCTATTCCATTATATGTGCAAGCAATATGAAATGAATTATTTATGTAAGTAGGTTCTAATCTGCTTCTAACAAACAAATCAAAGAAAGGCGACGGTAGTTCTGTATTTGTTACTATAGTAAAATCACTAGAACTAACAGATGCAACAGTTCCTATAGATGTATAGGTGGTTCCACTTCTTATAAACAGTTCTTGGCCCACAAATAATTGCGTGATAGGGAATTGACCCGACCATCTTCCGCTATTTTGTATAATGCCTATGGTTGTTGTTCCGAAAGAGGTATTTACACTATCTGCTACAGCAAGTAAATCAAATTCTTTTTGACCTAAACTATTGAACCCGCTAATATTTGCATCAATACTCGGTGCGGCAAAATCAGTAGGTAAATTTTCTCCGGTCAAATTCGTAGTAGTAAAAGAGTATTGGTGGGAAGTAGATGCAGAAATAACAACTGGAGTATCTACTACTTGTATATTATTTGCTGCGACTTTTATTCTAGTTCTAATAAAATATTTTGCTGGACTATTTTCTAAGATAGTAGAATCATTTACCAAACTTATTTGAAAGTTATCATTATAAAAAATCATCATCTCATGGTTTTTTCTGCTTGCTTTTGGTAAATATATTTCTCCTTCTGATTCAGAAGTTGTAGCAAAAGTCTTAGGATATATTTTCTGTGAGTTTTCCATAGAAGGAGGAGCGTTATTTGATTCGCTTTGATAGCCGTTTATTTCATATGGGGTTACAATAGTTTCAAAAGTAAAAGAACCTTCTATATCCCAAACACCCAATTTAACATCTCCGGGGATATTATCGGAATAAGATAATGTAGCAAACCCATTACACATAATAGGAAATATCAAACTTCTTTGTTTTCCTGTGTAAACTTGATACATTATTATCCCTCAAGGTATTAACGGTGCGGCTAACTCAAAAGTCATATTGAATGCGATTTCTGTTGTTTCTCCATCTAAAGTAAAATCAAAAGAACTAATAAAACCAGAAATTCCTTTGTGGCTTTGTGAATCTGGAAAAGTAGAAGTAGGCAAAGGAACTAGAGTATTATCTAATGAGTTTGCTCCACCTCTAGAAGCAAAGTTAAACGGTATTAGTTCACCCAAAGAGCCAATACCGGAACTTCTCATTACATAATTAGAATCCACATTAGAAGGTATTAAAATGACCAGTTCACTAAATGCTTGATATTCTGCAATACCTGTAGAATCTACACCACTAGCGATTAATTGTGCAGTTTCTTGTGCTGTAAACTCTAGAATTCTAGGAGTATCGTCATCCTTAAATTGTCTTTTTAATGTAGTATCGTTGATAAAACCACTCAATTGGACTGTTTTAGAAGCCATACCTAAGTCTAGTGCTATTGTTTCAGACTCTCCTGTAACTAAACCGGAAAATGGAACATTAAAACTCGGATTTGATTTTTGCACTCCTATATTTACCGTATTTACTCTCAACGGAATGATGTTACTACCCGTTAAATTGTTAGCGGAATAGACATTTGTTTTTAGATACACATAATATTCAGACATTTCAATTACCTCATAGTGATGTTCTTATACCTAATTTTGTTCGCATTTCTTTATTTATTCTATCAATTACCTTTTTCATCTCTTGGTCGCTTAAATCTTTAGGATTAACATGAATGTTAAATGTGTTATAATTATTAACAGTTCCTTTCCCTGCCATATTTTTACTTTCTCTATTATTATGAACTCTAGAACCTGCTGGTAAAGAAACAAGTTCCGGGCCTTTTTCTCCAACAAGAGCCATTCCTCCGGAGGACACCCCTCCCGTTGAAAAACCGGGTATTTTCTTTAATAGGAATTTTGCCGCAGCAAATACTACACCCATAACTCCTGCTATAATTAAAACAGGCGCACCCATGATAGCCGCAATTATTCCTGCCGCTATTGTCGCTATTAGAACTACTGTTCTTGCTATTTTATTTCCACCATTCAGGAACTTTACAAGCCAACCTGTAAAAGAAGACCAAAGGCCACCGATGAAATTACCGATAAACCCGATAGCGAGCAAAGCAACAGCATATAGAATACCAACAACAACTTTCAATATTCCAAACGCTACTTTTATTATTCCTGATAGTGCTTTATCTAACCCACCATCACCAAATATACCGTCAAATATTTCAGTAAGGCCTTCCCATATTGTTCCAAATGCTTCAAAAATAAATTCAAACGCTGGTTTAGCAAAGTCAATAGCCGCTTTGATTGCCTTGAATATAGTAGGGCCAATTGTTTTCAAAATAACTATTATTCCCATAATTACAAATAATCCCATGAACATAAATTTACCTGCTGATGTCAATACTTGTCGGATTGTTCCTAGCATACTTGTGGTGAATTTCTGTATTTTTCTTGCTCTCTTTCTAAAAGGGCTATTTTTTTGGGTGTCTTCTAATGCTTTAGCGGCTTGCTCATGTTGCTTTTTTTGGTCTTTTACTTTACCACTTGCTTTTTTAAGAGCAGATTCTCTCTTTAATAAATCACCACCAAGAACGGGGTCTGTCCTTAAATCACTAAGCATTTTTTGAACAAATTCTTCTTGTTGTTGTTTATATTCTTGTAATGTTCTATTATCTCCCAAGGCTCCAAACTTACCAGATTGTTTAACAAATGCTTTTTCTGCGGCAGTTCTGTATTCGTTTACTTTATCTCTTGCCGCATTTTCTTCTTTTATTCGTTGTTTTAATCTAAACTTAGCATTCTTAGCATCTAATTTCTGAGATTTTAATTTTTCTTTTCTAGAAATCTTTTCTGCCTTTTTCATATTTTTTATTGCCTGTTTAGTTTGTTTAGTAGACATGCTAAATAATCCACCAAAAGCATCATCGGTTGAACCATCTTCCTCTTTCTTTTTCTTCTTATCTACAAACTTAAAACCTAAAGTTTTCTTTGATATCTTTACTAAGTTACCTAATATTCCCGAAGTCTCTTCACCGTCTTCGCCAAGTCCTCTTAAAACACTACCAACGCCATTGAAGGTTGTAGCAAGTTGATTAACTAATCTAAAAGCACCTCTAGGAAGAAACCCATACATAACTCTTCTAACAGCAACCGCTTCAAAACCAAAAATTTGCATTTGTTCTGATGCAGAAGTCATGAATAGTGCTAAAAATTCTAATCTAGTTCCTCCTTCATCTACATACTTACTCATATTCTCAAGGCTTAGACCAAACTTTACATTTTCTTTTTTGGCAAGACCTTGTTCTTCTGCTAATTTAGTAAGAGTTCTATTGAGTATTTGGGTTCTTCTAGTTAATCCCTCTACTTTTTTTACTTCTTCAGTATCTTTCTTAGCATAAAACTCAGCAATCTTTTTTCGTTTCTCTTCTATTTTTAATTGCTCCTCTTTTACTTTGTTTAATTGTTGAGTTTTATCTAACTGTTCTTCTAACAGTTTGCTGGCTTTTCTAAAAGCCCTTTTATCTAATGCTCCTAAGATAGAAAGCATGGTTTGTTCTAAACGACCTAGAGTGGCATCTAAGTTTTTGATAACCTCACTCATGCTATTACCTTCTGTTCATCTTAGTCTGATACTGTTTATCAAGTTTATCTACTTCTTCTGCTTCTAAGCGTTTCATTTCAAAATGTATTCTAAGCATATCAGTAACCAAAGAACATGGCATCTGATATACTTCTAACGGACTAATTGAAAATGCTGTTGCTAAACTATATACAACTAATTGAGAGGAAAGATGCGGGGAACATTCCCCACCTCTTATTGCCTCCCTAATTAATCGTTTTTTTGTTCATCCTCCTGTGTGTCCTCTAGAGGATTAGGAAGAATATCCTTGAGTTGGTTGCCAACATAAGGAGTTAATTTTAGAATATCAATTGCTGATAGGTTGGGTTCTGTCTTTACGATGAAGTTCTCAACCATATACCTAAACATAGCGTTCATATCAATTTGAACATCTTGGCTTTTAGCATCTATTTTCATTAAGGTATTCATAGCCTTATCTACTTCTAGCCATGTAGGTTCTTTTACCCACACTTTTAGGTATTCATCACTTTCGGGTGCTACTTTAATATAATGTAGCGTAGGTTCTTGTAGTGCAAAAAGCACACTCTTATCACTTACTATTTTCTTTTCCATGTTATCCACCTTCAAAACCAACAAACAAACAAACGGTGTTGGTGGAATTTATGCTTACTCAGCCTTTGGAGTTTCTTTATTCTCCTCCTTGGCTTTCGTAGTTGTCTTTTTTGGCTGACGCTTTGGCTTTTTAGCCTTCTCTAATTGCGTTAATTTAATCAAATCTGCTCTTGATACCACTTAATCACCCCTGTAAAATCCAATGTGTTTTTACAACACAACCATCCATTGAATCATCGGTTTGGTTGGCTAATCTTCTCGGCATTACTGTTGCCTCAACAACAATCGGCCCTTTATCATCGGGTATTGGGAAATTGTTTGCAGAAATAAAGTAATCATTAAACTTCAAAGTAATGCTTTCTCCATTGGCTTTTGTAAAGACTAATTCAATAATCTGCGTAGTATTTTCTGAATCGTTTAGTAGGGCTGTGTAGAGAGCATCGTCAGTAACATGACCTGTAAATGAAATCTCATATGTTCTTTCTGCTGGTATAGATTCTTGAACATCTTTTGAACCAACGCCTAAAAATCTTCTATCTTGTAAGTTGTTATTCATAGTTAAAGTCAATGTATTAATCTTCAAGAATGTGCTTCCTAATACTTTGAAAGTTCCATCGGAAAAGAAAAACGGTTCTCTTGTTTCATCTGCGTTAATAGTAGTTTCATAGTTAGTGAATGCTTTTTCATCGGTAACGCCTCTTCTAGCATCATATACTTCATCTTGGGCGAGGTCATGAACATTTCTTGTTGATAAATCTAAAGTCATCTTAACTTCTTCATTCTCATTAGCGGTCATAGTCAAAGTATTGACTCTACAACCTCTAGCGATTTTAACAAAGTTCAAATCTTCTGCTTCTGCTGAATTGTT